TTCTAATGTTGTTTTTATTCTTTCCACATTGTCATGAATAATCGTAGCAACTGAACCGCTTGCTATTTCAACCAATTTAAGAGCCACAAGTTCCAATGCTGAGTATAATTCATAAACAACTGTTAAAAGGTTAGAAATTGTATCCTGTAATGATTCTGATTCCCCTATAGAATCTACAATAGAGCTTATATCTATTGCTAACTGACTGAAATTATCAAATATATCAGAAGCAATAGTGAACATCTGTGTTAGGTCTTCCTGAATTTCCAATTTATGGTCTGCTAAAAACTGTTCTATACCACCTGTTATTGCCATAGCAATATTCATACCTATATTGGCAAGTAATCCGGTAAAGGAACCCACAAATTTTGAAAGTGATTTAATATAATCTTCAAGTGCCGTTCTTAATGCTTCTGAAGAGAATATATCTGTTATATGTATTCCGATATTTTGCAAATTCCCTTTAATTGTATTTAACTTGCTTTGCCAATCACCTATTGCTGACTTGAATCCTTCCATAAATGGATGACCCACAAGTTCATCAAATATTCTCTTTATCTCTTCTAATATAGCTTTGAATTTTTTAATAAGTTCAACCATTTCGGAATCAACCGGAACCTTCTGTGTGCTCCAATCACTTCCTCCATTTGTTGTTAAGTTATTTAATTCGTCAAGTTTGCTTAACTGTTTTGCGGCTCCTTTTGCGGCATCCCCTGTCTTTTTAATAGCTTTTGTATATTCGTTCTGACCAGATATTAAGGCAATAAACATTGCTAATTTACTTATTAATAAATTAATCCAATCAATAACCTGTTGTATATATGGAATAGCAATTTCCACAAGTGGCATAAATGCGGCCGCAAGGTTTGCCTTAACTTCTGCCCAAGATTTTTTAAGGTCATCTACTTGCTTCTTGAACTTTTTATCACCTTCGTATATGTATTTGAAACCTTCTCTAATTGCCGAACGGAGTTTATTGATGACACTTTGAATTCCACGCACACCAAGGGTTATACCCACGACAGTCACGGCAATTTTTTTAAGCATCTTAAATGCCTTGTTAAGAACAACACTTAGACCTAATCCTGCGGCTCCTCCACCGGCTCCACCTGCTACGGCGGAAACCATTTGACCCATGTTCTGGCCTGCCTGTTCTCCTGCTATACCCACCTGTCTTAATTCCGCCTCAAGCTGAGCTACTCGTGCATTTAACATCTGCACTTCTTCGGAAGGTTTTTCCCACATATCTCCGGATTCCTGTAAAGATTGCATTATACCCATAATTTCTTGCTTAATGGCGCTAAGTCTGTCCTCGGCTCCTTCTAATTCGGGATTTTGCAATAATGTCTCGGCTTCTGCGGCCAACTCCTGAATATGCTGAATGGCAGGAGCGGCTTCTGTAGAAAATTCCATATTAGAAAGAGACTCCATTGCCGATTCTGTTAATGTATCTTGCAAATGTTTAACAGAATCTTCCAATTCCTTAATCTTAACATTTGCGGCTTCTAATGCCTTTGTATCTACTACCGGAGTAATATCTGGATGAATATCTTCAGAGGCTTTTTTGCCGACTTTATCTACGGATTTCTGGGCCTCTGTCATTTGTCTCTCTATCTCTTTACGCAAGTCCGAAACTTGCTGATTCATGCTCTTTGCATCTAAACCGACTGTTAATATAATATCTGTATCTGCCATCAGTCGTTTCCTCCATCCCACAAACTCTGTATATAATCTTCAGCATCCCTTTGTTGAATACTTCTTGTATCTATATTAAAATATTGTGGGTTTTCCATTCTGAATTTCTTTTCGTGCTTTTCAAGTTTTTCATTTTTGGCTATTTTGTATCTTATAGAAACTATTTGTGTCAGAGCACATTCACCTATCGCCATATAATAGCCTAAAAATGTCCACCAATGTATATATTTTTCTTCTCTTATTTCCTTGCCCGCTACATTATTGATAGCAGAACATATAAGATTAGAATCCTTTTCCCAATCTATTAATTTTGGTGCTTCTTTAGGTTTTTCTTCCTGACCACCATTTATAAACAAGAATAATTCGTTTATTGCCTGTTTTATGTTTTTGAAGGATAATACATCCTCGATAGTATTAAAGTCTTCATAAAATACCATTAAACCGGCAATAATTCTTTCTCTGGGTTCTAAGTCTTCCGCATTTAAAACTGTAAAACAATGGAGAACCATTCTAAAATCTCCATTGTCACGGATTTTAAACGGTTCTCCATCAATTTCTATATAGGTAGGGAGTTCATACATGGATTATCCTCGTTTACCGGACTTTCCGGATTTCGTATATTTACCTGTATGCTTCTGAATTCTTGCTTTCATCTTATTATACTCATCATTAAGATTGTTAGTATATAAAGAGGTGAGGGCATTTAAAATGGATTCAAATCTAAACTCACCGTTTTTCAGGTCATACATTGTTCCACCTTTGCCACAAACTTCACTGACATTTGAATCAAATATATAATCAAGTTCTTTACGCATTTTTTCATCTGCCTTTTTGAACTCAGACATGAAATTTTCATCATTGTCAGAAATTTTTGACAAACTCTGGACTATTTCCTGAAGGTTTGTATAGCCTTTTTCAAGTCTTTCTGCAATACCTAAATCCGATAAGTTTAATTCCAGAATTGAATCATTGTCTCCATTAATACGGAATGATGTTTTCTTTATCCCGCTAATGTCTAAATCTATTACTTTGTTTTCATCTGTTAAAGACATAAGGTGCGACCTCCTTCAGTTTTATTTAATTAAAGTGATACATCAGGTGTGAAAACAAAATCAGATGCAATCTTATCAACCTTACCTGTTGTTATTTTGTTGCTGAAATGTACTGTGATAGGGAAGTTAACATTAGAATCACCACCGATTGAATCATATGTGATAGTGCATTCAACATGCTTCTCTGCTTCATAATTACCAGAACTTCCAACAAATGCTGTGATGACATAAATTGTAAAAGCACCAGTGAGCTCTGAAAGTGCATTTCTTCTTCTGATGTCATTAAGAAAAGCACCAAGTCTTGAACCGCCCAAAATAAGGAAAGGGTCAAAGGACTGAGTGGGCTGAGTCTTATTAACATCTGTATAATTGTTGCCTAAGATATCAGTGCTATCCTGAATATCAGCATTATAATCAATCTGTGAATCCTCTGTACGAACACCAAGTAATTCTCTCACCTGTTCTGTACCTGTGGTTCCGTCGAGTTTCTCCTCCCATTCTGCAACGGTAACGAGTAATTTTCTTTCTGCTCTCTGGCCCGGATTAAGATTAATCTGTTTAATTTTTGTTGCCATTTAGTTTTCCTCCTTAAATTATTTCCAAATGACTTTGGTTTTGTCCAGGTAATCAATTTGAATACCTATGCTATATTTTGCCAATGCCGGTGTTACACTTGTATCCACTCCATTTAATGAAGGGTTTGTTGAAGTTGTTTTCATATTATCTATTTCGCAGTCTGTACCAAAGTCCGGATAATTCCGTGCGTCTGCTTGTACCTCAACCCAATCTAAAATACCTTGAACATCTAACATTTCGTCCACATTCTCCGATGTATAATCAGTGTATGTAGTTGTCCCTGGTATAATTGTGTTTTTAGGTATAGGTTCAAATGTTACAGACCTGAAATCAATAATTGTAAATGTATATCTACGCAAAACACTTCCATCAACATATTGTTTATCAAGTGCCCTGTCATTGGTTTGGGTAATAATCTGCTTATTATTGTCTTTAGCATTTAAAAAGTTAAAGAATACCGGATTTGAATTTATTTTCGGACAAGTTAATAAGAAGTCTATCACCGCTTGATTTTTATCTGCCATGTTTCCATTCTCCCTTAATAATGTCCTTCACTTCTTGTTTAAATTCTTCTCCATGTTCTCTCATCATTGCCTCATTCCATTTAGCAGTTGCCTGCGGATGATATTCAAGAGTATGTCTAAAATTAACTCCATAATATTGGTATCTGGCATAAACCTGAACATAATGTACTCCGTCAGGTAAAGACCAAGCCGTTTCCGACAGGGGTCCGTTCAACATAGGAACATAAGGGTCACATCTTGCTTTAAGGTCATCATATATAGCTAACGTAGTTTCCGGGTCCGGATTTTCTACCAATCTTTCTGCCGGTAGCAATAAAGCATCATTTAAGTTTTCCTCAACTTTTATTGTTATGCTTGCCATGTTATTTTCCTCTTACAAGATAGTGTTCATTATTTCTCCCTATTCCTGTATTATTTGAATACTCGTTTATTTCCATACAAGATTGATATTCTCTGTATTTGGAAAGTAAATCGGTTGAACGGTGGCCTGCCGAATATTCGTTAATTACATCTTCGACAGAACCTTTGACAATTATGTCACCTTGACCAAGAGTGAAATGACTTGCTTTTTCTAAAACAGTCAAATCTGACCATTGTTTCTTTTCCAAAAACCTGTCATCCTTAGGAATTCGACATAAAACAGATTTAGAATCAAGCTCTACATTTCCGATTGAAACTTTTGTTCCTTGTAAACTCCAGAAGCAATCTGTAACTACACTTTTATACCATTCCACAACCTGAGTATTCGGGTCTGTATATTTATTGTAAATTGTTACGGTAGTATCCCACCAAATAGGATATGTAGGCTTACTCATTTGGATACACTCCTCTATATAACAACATTCTACCGGCTTCGTTCATAACTCCCTGTAAATACTTATCGCAAGCATCTTTTGCTTCTTGCTTACAGGAATTTGCTAACTCGGATGCGTTTAACACATTATAGCTGATAGATACTCCGTCATTTGACTGTGATGTTATATTGGCCCCGCTTCCTGATGTAGAACCATTTGCTGACGATGTAATCACACTATTCTGTGCCTGTATAAGTCCGATAAGGTATTTCATAAGTCGCTTGACTTCTGTCGGAAATGTTGTGTCATTTTTAAGACGATTAAATGTGTACCAATTAACAAGTGCCTCAGCTTCAAACTCTAAATCGTTAAAAGTGGTTTCATCTAATGTTCCACCCATTGCTTTATACTCTAAATATGTTAGATACATTGAATTCACCACCTTTCTAATTATTCTTCTTTATCAGAAGTGCTTTTATTAACTGTTTTCTTGGGTTGCTGAGTTGTTTTAGGTTTGGACATTTCTGCCAATAACATTTCTACCTGGCCTTTAAGACTAGCAATCTCTGCATCCTTCATTTTTAACTGCTCTTGCATTTCTACATAAGCCTTCTGCAAGGTGCCCTTTTCAGAGGGCACGCTTGCTTTAGCTATATTTCCAAAGGAGTCAAGAATGCTATAACCTTTCTCGAAATATTTATCGGCTTCTTCGTCATCGACCGTGAGGATTACATTTCCTCTTTTGACATCTACCATTTAATTATTCTCCCGTAGTTGTTGTTCCTGTTCCTTCTGTAACATTGAACTGAATAGCACCGGATTTCTTGTTAAGAATGAATACATCTTCGAATGACTCTTCGTAGTAGATGTATTTGCCTTCAGAACCTGCTGAAGGTTCATCAATCTGGCTAAATGTGTAGCTAACAGGTGTGATGACTGCTAAAGGATGTACGAGGAACATATTAATCTGGTCAGCTCCGCTAATGGGCTTCCAACCTGTTGTGAAGTTATAAAGTGACTTCATAAGTGTTGCGGGAACACCAATTACCTGAACTTCATCAAGTCTGGAAACAAGACGGTTGATGTTGCCATTGTTGTCTGTTACAT